CCTTACGGGCCTTTCCGCTCCAGGTTCGAGGATGTCCACATGGTCGAAATCCTGGTATGCCCGAAACGACGGTGCAACAAACCCGTCAAGAAACGGAAACCAGGTTTCAAGCCGTGAGGTCCACTCGGCTAGATCGTATTTCTGGTTTCCCAGAAGACGGTCAGCCGTGGCCCCCGGCCCATGCTTTGGGACAAGCTGTCCTTCGTAGACTTGTTCGTCTACGCGCTGTAGGACAGAAGCCCAAAGGAGATGACCAATGCGAGCAAACTGATCAAGATCAGCTCGCTTGCGATTCCGGTCATTCTCTCGGACATCCTGCTCACACTCAACGAACTGATCGATCGCAGCCCTTGTGCGCCTTTCGGAGCATTCAAGGTTTATCTTCGCGAACATCAGAGTAATCTGACGTATCGCTTGGATTGCGTCGATCGAAGGTTCGTCGAGCAGACGACCAGAAGCACGGTCGAACACGAGATCGAGAAAACCTCCTAGAAACAGGGGGAGCTCTCCTGACCTCTTGCTTCTTGCGAAGCCAGAGAACAGATGACGATCTACAAACCCTTGGTCAAGACCTTTTTCGAGGTCTTTTCCAAAGGTCGGTAAGGTTATCGTAAGAAACGATAACCCTTCGTGTTCGACACGGCTCGTGACTTCTTTAAAGTCACGAGCGGTGCTCACGCCACACCAGGTCCCCCGATCAAGGAGGACCTCCTGCAAGAGACACATGAGGCTTTTCATGGCCCGCCTTTCTGTAGAGAGGCAGAGTCATCCCGAGCCTTGCACCATGTGTGATCTGTTGACCAACCCCTGGGAATCTCCCAGGGGCAGTCCCCTAGCCTGTGAAGGCTACGACTCACCACCAAGAAGCTTGGTGGCGTTCGCACCGGAAGACGCAGTCAGCCACGCCGTAAGGGCGTCGATGATCTGCTTCTGCTCGACGATCGTGAACCCGACAACAGGCACGTCCGCCACGATGTAAGCACTCATCGTGTAGGCCGTGTTCTGAGCCGGGAACAACGGATCGGCGGCAGTCTTCCGGAGGTCAACGCGTGCAGTCCGTCGCGTCCGCTTACCATAAGCGGAAGAGATGGACAGCTTCAGATTGCCGTCGTCCTTACTATAGACGGCGCCATTCTGATTCGTGGTGACGCGCGGAAGCGCGTTCGCCACAGCGTTGACAGTCAGGGACTGAGGATCGGTGAACAAGGCATGACTCCAGCAGGTGTTGTGAGTCGATACGTGGTTCCACTGGATGTGGACCATCGTCGACTGGGATGGATGCAGGCATGAGTGAAGCTAACAGCGTAGCTGTTAGTCCCACCACTCCTGCTGCCGTGAACCAGATAAAGCAGCCAAAAGCTACCTTATCTACGACAGGTTCGGTGGACACCGAATTGCTGTCGTCAAGCAGCCGCTTAAAGCGACTGCCGAGGTTCACAGCATCCTGGAGCCTCGGGACATCCCGAGAGCTCCAAGAATGGCCCATTGGCGCGCACTAAGCGAGCCAAGATCCAGGCCGAACCCGTAGGGAGTTGCCCGCATTCGCTTCTTTACGTCGGTGACGTAAGTCTGCTTCTGCGGACTCCGCCCACCCCCTCGAAGGAGGGTGGTTGGAGCTGAGTAGGTGTCACGGCATGTATAGTGGCACATGATGTAACCCCACCTCAACACAAGACTGTCACTGGATAACGCCGAGAGATTGTGAATAACATCTCCCGTGTTACTGAACCAGTCAGCAGCCCAACTCCAGGGTGCCAACTCCCAGAGGAGTTCCGGATTAATCCGGACTCCGAACAGCCTGTTTAAGCGCTGTTCTGCGGCACGTGCGCGGTCCACAGCACTATCACCATGGACATAAGCGTACGTGTACGCACCTGAGAACCAGAAGCGGTAAGTTTCCTCCCGCGTCCGGTACATTGGCCCCACGCTCTGATAACAATTGGGACCAACCTGTCGTAGTGCCGGTACACCACCGGCGGCAGATTGGACAACAGTTGTTTCAACAGAGCGCTCAACCGGAAAGGTGTAGCGCCGCCTAATAAGGCGGCCAGAGTCGCGCTTAAGCTGTTCGATCACCCGTGAGGATGTTCGAGCAGCTTCTCCGAACTTTCGGAAATCACTGATGACCGGTCGTATCCCAAACTCGGCATTCAAGTACTCGTCACCTAGTGACGTAGGACTTTTACTGCCGTGGAGATGCGATCCCGGGATGGACGGAAGTCCCTCCCGAAGTTCACCAATGAATTGCGCGGCACTAGCTACTGGATTCGTCGGAATGGTACGTGCAATAGCTGTTGCCCCACGAACGATCATCTGATCGTTTAGAGTCGTGGGGGGCAGCTTATGCGTACCAGTTTGCCCGACGGCATTCAGGTCCTTAGCAACCCAAGGTCCTGAATACTGAAACCGGTAAGCACCTTGTTTTTCGTCAAGATTGATGGGATCATACCCATCCATCTCAACGTAAAACTTAGTGCTTGTAAAACCGCCGGTTCCCATATCCCCTCTTGACATGATGGACTGGATATGCTCAGAGATTGGGTGCCCCGTGTTCCGGGCACTTCTCTGAAGCTTCTTCCAGGCCAACCAGTCAGAGCCTCTCCGAGACGTAGTCGTCTCAAGCCCACGGATACCCCAGCTGACATTGTTCCGAGTTACAGAACTTTGTCCGCCAATGGTAGCCGTAAGAATCGTCTCGCTATTACCAGGAGGATAAACCTCTTGGATAACGCGACTTTTCGTCTGGGCTGGTTGTGTCATGGAGTTCTCCTTGCAGGTTCTCAGTCGGGACGTGCTGAAGGCGGGAAGCCTTCAGGTAGCGCCCCCACTGGGAGAACGCCCACTAGGAATGGAGAACCTAGTGGAGTGGTGACGAGCACCGGGGGGTCCCTTAAAATTCTAAACACCCTTTTAAAAATTTACACAATGTTCTTACATCTTTTTGTATCTTGTTATTAACGACGAGAACGTTCGCCCCGGTGACCTCGGAGCGGCCCGAGCTCTGCACGTGGATCGCGGCTC